TCTTTAACATTCTCCGACATTCGGTCGAAATTTATTTGTGCTTTAGCCGCCACATTTGAGAAGTTTACCCGCCGCTCAATTTGTGGATGATTGATTTCGCCACGCCCGCCACCGCGTCCACCGCGCTAGCGACCGTTGCGCCAGTGCCCTCTACCTTGCCCCACTTGGCGAGAGGGCACTCAACGCCTGCCAGCGTGACCTTCACCGTGAGCATCGCTCGCGGGTTGTTTCCGCAGCCGCATTTTGTACACCACCCAACGCCGCCCGCGTCGGTCATGCCCTTGTAGTCCACAGCCCGATGCTCGCACGCCATGCAGATCGCTAGTCGCGCCGCCGCGTCGGCTTTGCTGGCAGGGCCTTGCGTGGCGTGCGTCAGTTCGGCGCGGGCGTATTGCTTGGCAAGTTCGATTGTGGATTTGTCTTTGTCAATCAATGCGCCGTCGACAACCCTGTGCGGGCATTGATTGCACACGCCTAGCGATGGTTGCCCGCCGTAGTGATTCGCAGCGCAGCAGCCGCCGCCGTTAATCCCGCACTGGCTCCAGTGGTCGCAGAAGATCATGATAAAACAAAAACAACGGGAACATTTGAACCTACAAAACTAGACACATATCCCCAACCCCCATTTACATTTATTAGGTCACATTGGTTGTCTTGAGAATGAAAATTAGTATTGGTAGAATCCAACAAATTCCAAGGATAAGTACCGCAACATGGATTAGACAAATTATATGTCGGACAAGCGCAATCGTCAAAATAACTACTTATAGCGTCTTGCATAAATGTATTTAAAAACAAATTTCCGCTAATGTCATAACAGGTTTCATTTGTCCCAACAAAATGACACGCTGTATTTGCATTTATAACTGATGGAGTGGATAAACAAACGGAACAAGAACCATTATAAATAGAAAATATTGCATAGTTCATAGTAACAAAACAAGGATCATAAGCGTTAGGTATATAATTTGCATTAAATAAATTTATTCCAAAATATATTAAAAAATAAATTTGCACGGTAACCGATGGAGAGCAGTTTGTATATGTATATGATCCTATATTGATTAAAGATGGACGATAAACAATTCTGTTTACCGTTCCATATCCATCGCCTGCGTCGTAAGCAAAACAGCATTTGTACGCCGTAACAGTTTGCGCGGGTAATGTAAAAGTTCCGAGGCCTGTAGATACTGTAAAACTTTGAAAAGTCATTTGATAACTTGAGGGCAAACAATTACAAGTAGCAGTAGTTGTACACCCACCACAACAACACTTTCCCATCAGACTCATTTCGCCGACTCCTTGAATGCCGCGTTAAACAACGGCGACGCAGCCCGCTTGGCTGCGATGAGTTCGCGCACGGTTGTCGGGTCTTCGCTCGACATCGCTTGCCGCGCTAAGTCAGCTTCGTTCTGCACGCGGCGCGGGATCCACCCGATGGCGACACGGATCGCAGTCCCGATGCCTGTCTGCCACAGCAGCACCACCAGCGCAACCGCCACGACGGCTCCTAGACCCCACTGCAATAGCGTCGCCCAATACGGCACGATGTCTTTTACGCCTGAGACGGCCACAGAAATTTGGTTTGTTTCGTGCAAGACGATAGCCGCGTCTGCTTTAATGGTCACGGCTGCGGCGACAATCTCGGGTTGAGCGGAGTGCGTAATGATGAACACACTCCGCTCAGAGATTGAGTGTGCTGCGTTTGCGGCGACGCTTGCGCTGCTGGCGATCTCCGTTGTCGCCGAGCAACCCGCTGTGAGGGCGACAAGGATTATCGCTTGTCGAACCACTTGGCTTTGACCTCGTTGAATCCGAAGATCGAACCCGCAAGCCAACCCACCAAAAGTAGCAAGCAGCCAAAGAAAGTAGTACCGAGAGCGTGAGAAAGAAATTCCATAAGTCCTCCATTATTTCGAGTTCATCCGATCAATTTTCAACGCCAACGCGGCGATGGCTTCTGTGTGTTTTTCGTCGATTGATTGTCCGCGTATGACAGCCTTTGTGAGTTCGGCGGCTGTCACGCGCAACTCTTTCGTGTCCTCTGCAATCCGTGTCAAAACTGCATTTTTTTCGCCAAGTGAGGAAATATAAAGACCCAACCCGATGAGGATGCCGATGAGCTGCCCGACAAGCACAGTCGTCTGAAGCGGTGTCAGAGATGTCTTCTTTGCGGGAGCCATTATGGACAGGTTCCGTCGATGGCGTTTGGAACACAGAAGGTAAACTTGAGAAGAGAATCACCGCCGCGACTCATCAGCATGTGGACGCATGTTCCTTCTTTGATTGGCTGCAATGCAAAGCCTGTCGGGATGTTTCCGTCTTGCAGTCCCGGGCCGTCGTATGAACCCGCCCCGCTTTGCTGCAACGACTCAATCGTGTTGTATGCGTAGATACCAGTGTTCGTATAGGTCAACGACGCACCCGAGCGACTCTCAAACAAATTTGAAGAATCAAGATGCGCTAGATTCCAAGTGTATTTCCATCTTCTATTTGAGATGACGGTCACATTGCCAGTGATGTATGCGACAAATGTTTGCTGCGTATTTGGTTGACTAGAGCGAGCGTCAAATTCATTGCGCTCGTTCACCTTGTCGGCCATCTTCTTGAATGCGCGTACATTCAAAGCACCGAAATTATTTCGGATGTTGCCGTTGATATTCATTATGTGTTCACAATTCCAAGTGCAGAGAAAGCGACTTCATCGGGAAATGGCTGCTTCCAATAGACAACATTTGCACGCTCAGGATTTGCCGCACTGATCGCTGATCCTGGCGTGACGCGGGTAGTCGATGCTCTTTGGTCTATGTCACGCAGCGGCTGCTGGCGTAGGTGGTAGGTCGTAGGATCATAAACAAATTGATAATTGATCTCGTATTGATTCGGGCCAATTCTCGAAGTGTTTGCACCTACGAAAAGCAGTGAACTTGCAGCGCATACAAATGTTTGACCAGTTGAACCCAAAGTAAAGGAATCAACATTTCTTTTGCCAGCCACCGCCAATATTGTTGCATAATTAGGTCGACCATATTTTACATTTCGCACGCTAATATTTTGAATCGGAAGCAACATTGATACTGGTTCGCCCGCACTATCTACTTTTGTTCCTGCAATGTCGATCAATGCTGGCAGAGATATGTTTGAACTAGTCGGAACCGTTGCACCAGTGCGCCAAATGTCAACCGTCTGAACGGAGGTCTGCACCTCGATGCTTGTGAAACCAACTTCCGTGGCCGTCTTCACATCTGCCGCCACTGGCCCTGCTGTTGCGTCTCCGACTGTCGAATCAAAATTAAAGTCGACAACCCACAATTTTCCAAGACCATCTTGGACAGGAGTGATGGTGTAGGAAATAAATCGAAAGAATGGAGCCGCGACCGATTCAGTGCCGCCGCCAAAACTCAAGTATGGCGTGATCGGGTTTGTGACAGTCGTGTCAACAATGTTGGCAATCGTCAGATCTTGATCAGTCGAATCCCGAACGAGATAACTGTGAACGGCTGTCCACTTGCCTTTGTCGAATGTTGCCGAGCGCGTGCGTTGAACCCATACGAGACTGATTGCCATTATGCCGTGCCTCCTGAGTTGTCGACAATTTGTCGTAGTGCTTTAAGTTGTTCGCTTGCAATATCATTCGCCTTCTTTGCGCTGTTGAGAAGTTCGGTCTGCTTGGAGAAGTCTGCCGAACCCGAGACCTTTACGCTGCCGATGGCGGTTGCGAGTGAGTCGACTCCCGGCATGGCGTTGCCTCGATTCGCCTCCTCTAAATTCTTGGCGGCCGCATCCGCTATCTCCTGACCCTTCTTCAAGTCCTCAGTGTTCCATTCTTGGATTTGCTTGTGCAATTCCGCTTCTTTGCTGATGTCTTTCTCAAGTTGCAGTTGCTTTGTTTTTGCGTCAACGATTTTTTGATATTCATCGGAGTGCAGATTTGTTCTTTTTAAATCAATTAGAAAAATCTCCATCTCTGTTTTTCCGAGTTTCTCTGTGTCAGTGATGATGTCCGCAAGGATGTCGGCAGCATTCTGTCGTTCCCTGTTGTCGTTGGCTTGAAACTCCTCAAATCGTTTTTGACTATCTATTTTTTCTTGGGTTGCAATTTTTTCTTGAGCAGCAACAATCGCTTGATTTGCTTTAAACTTTTCTACATTTCCCTTGTTTTGCTCATCAAGAGATGACATTAGTTTTTTAGTCTTTTCAATTTCTGCGTTTGCTTTATCAACACCCCACGCCCAATTTCCTATGGCATTTCCAATTTCAAAAGCAGATCCAGCGATAGGAACTGACGCAATAGATTTCCCAAAACTTTCTCCAAAAGCACGACCGACATCTCCAACATCTTTGTATATGCCTGTAGAAAATCCCTTAATCAAGTCCGCGCCTATTTTTAAACCCATGTCTATTGCAGCGGCAGGGCCAAGAAAGTTTTTGATAAAACTAGAACCCGCGCCTTTTAACTGCTTTGCATTGATCCGTGCAATGCTGTCTCCAATGGTCTGTTCTGAACTTTTTACAGCAGCATTCGCAGTCTTGATGCCCGCCAATAAGTTGTCGTTGTTCATGTAAGTGTTGACAACGAATGATCCGACTTGTGCCATTACTTGACTCCCATCTGTCGTTTGAGTTTTTCAAGTGCTTGCTGTGGTGTCTGCTTTGGCTTTTCAAAGTACGGCATGAAGTCTTGCGGGCTGTACGACTTTGAATTGCTAGACCTGTTCGAGTTGGCAATCGTCGACGCGACAACACCCGCGCTCAAATCATTGCGCTGGCGTGAGTCGAGGCATCCTGTGATGCTCTGATATGCGATCCATTCTTGGAGTTCTCGTGAGGACATTCGATCTCCTAATTCTGCAACAGTCATTTTCAACTCAGCCGCCAGCATGAACATGAACAATCGCAGCGGGCGGCTTCTTAGTTTTTTTCGAGTTCCTCAGCGTCCTTTGCGCCGAGACCCGAAAGTCTTTGGCAGTGCTCATACAACTTGTCGATCACGCTTGCGGGCATTGCGCCCACTTCCGCAATCTCCGCATCCGTGAACAGTCTCACGCCAGCCTCGTCGGTTAAACACCTCACGACGAGACTGGCGCGGATGTTCTTCACGCCCTTCTTGATGTCACGCTGCGAAAAAACTTCCTGCTCCCACAAATCTCTATCTGAGGCCGAAAGACCTCGAAGTGAGACGAGACCATCGATGCCCGCGACCTTGACG